GGAGGGATTTACCCTCCTCGCACACGGTGCTCACAAGCCCCGTTAAAACACTCACATCAGTAAAGGCTGATGTGACCGTACACGACCACGAGGGACGCAATGAGTTTTCTGCCGGAATATAAGTACCGGACAGGAAATATTGGACCGGCCTTTATTCGTAAAGACCGGACCAACGTTGCGCTTCCTTGGAATCCCCGCGCAACGGTTCAGGGTAGTGTGTCTGAGTCGATCTTGTCTCAGTGTCACACTGGCCACTGGCCGCCAATGCGTGGGTCTACCAAGGATGTTGGCGGAATGATGGACCTCACTAGGAACACCATTCAGTATCCGACCTATCGTTACACTAGGAATAACCTTTTCGAAGGCTTCATAGTGATGGTCAATACTGGTTCGTACTTCGGTTTCGGCAATTCCCGTGCCACGGCCGGGTCAGATTCTGACCTAAACGTGTTCGGGGCTACCGCAATCGCTCGTACGATTCCCACCAATCCCACCTCATCCATGTCTACAGCTCTTGCTGAGCTGAAACGTGATGGGGTTCCTTCTCTTCCGGGCTCTCAGCTCCGAGATCATACTGATCTCGCGAGACGTTCAGGAAATGAATACCTGAACTTTGAGTTCGGATGGCTCCCTCTCTTGTCCGATGTTCGGAAATTTGCGACTTCTGTGAAGAAGTCGCGTCAGATCATCGATCAGTATAAGAGAGACTCGGATCGTAAGATCCGAAGAAGGTTCGTGCCGGATGCAGAGCTTCACAGCGTACTTGTCATCCCAGGACTTACAGCTCAGACCAGTAATGGTCAGAACTGCCTGAACTCAACTGTGACCAAGACCACGACGACGCAATACTCCTTTTCAGGAGCGTTTCGTTATCATGTTCCGGTAGGGGACGATTTCTATTCTCGTCTCCGGCAGTACGAAGCGTACTCCCACAAGTTGTTTGACACCCGGCTTACGCCGGAGTTGCTGTGGAACATTGCACCGTGGTCGTGGGCCGTCGACTGGTTCACCAATGCTGGGGATGTTATCCACAACATTTCCGCCCTTGGTTCAGACGGTCTGGTGATGCAGTACGGCTACGCGATGCGACATAGTCGGATCGAAGAGCTTGCTCAGGGTAGCTACTCCTTTACTCAAGGAGGTAAAAGCTACTCTGGTACTTTGACTAAGTACGCCTTGTCAGAGACAAAGCAGCGCCGTGCAGCTCATCCTTACGGTTTCGGGATCACCGATGCCTCGCTTTCGGCGAGGCAGTGGGCGATCCTTGCCGCTCTCGGACTTACCCGAGGGTCCCGGCAGGGCAGATAGCCCTGTCGTAAACTGAGGCTGTCCATTCGACAACCCCAACGTGGGTGCGCATTCCTGCGCCGCCACATCACTCAAGTACAGGAGCTCCTCTTGGCACTCTCGGATCCCCAGACGATTACCGTCAATGCTGTTGCCCAGGTTCTGAAGAGAACCTCATCGGGTATCAACACTGGTACTTTCCGTACCAACGACGGTAACTACACTCTGGAAGTCGCTCATTCCTACGGCAAGCGTCAGCGTCATACCGTGGTGCTCCGCCAGCGAAAGATCGCTGCCGACCCCCTCGCCCCCACGTTGAACGTGGAGGTGACTCAGTCGGTCCGGGTCACCATTGATACGCCTACCAACTTGGCGTTCACTGTGGCCGAGAACAAGCTTCTCTGGGACGGATTTGCTGCCTGGTTGGCAGCTTCATCCGGCGCGGCTGAAACATCGATCCTCGGTGGCGAGAACTAGAAATCGGCGCCGGCCGACAGAACGCTCTGCCATTTTCGAGTATCTGATCACACTCAGTTTTCTGGTTGTGATCATTGTGCTCGTAATGGCGTCTGTGTATCTGTCACTTTCCGGCGTCTCTAGTCTCGTCTCCCAGTTGGGAATGCCAGGCAGGATCAGCTAACCTCTAAGGAGGGAGCTGTGAAAAGCCTGATCGAGCTCTGGAGTAAGGTCTCCGATGAACTCGGGACCTTGTGTCATGTGAGCACCACCCGTGATATTAAAACCGTCACGGGACGATTTGAACACGAAGGAGTGTCGTTTCTAACGATCACTCTCCCGAACTTCTGCGACGACTTCCAAAAAAGTCTTGCGCAGGGTTCTGTAGATCACGACGCATTTCCTGGTTTTTCCAGGATGCGCGGGCTCCCCCGATTTCTCGGAGGTTTCCTTGATCTCGTGTTCGATCGCGATAGCGGTCGTCTGCTCGACAACCCAAGCAAGGATTCCATCTATGCCATCCGGCAACTCACGTTGCTTTGTGGCAAGATCGGCCTCGCGTGCAGTGATGCACGTAACGCCGCAGCCTTGCGTAAGTACGTCGAGTGTGAGAAGGAACTGAAGCAGAGTGATCGTAACACCGATGCTGAGCTTTTGGCTCAGTTTAAATCGGTGTCACTCCGCTTGTTTGGGGACGTCTTGGCGTCTGCAGACCTTGCGGTCTACAGAGGCACACTTACCCCCAAACACGGGCCTGGTAAGACGGCGGACAGGCTTAGCGGGAACGCTAAGTTTGACCAGTCCGAATGGACCAGACGCTTGGAACAGATCTTCCCCTATGGGGAGAATGCTATTCCTAACTGGAGGTACAACTACCTCCTGTCGCCCGTCAAATTCCTCGAACCCGGTCAAGAGCGACCCGTCAGGATCGTTCTTGTTCCTAAGACGCTGAAAACTCCTCGCATCATCGCCATTGAGCCAACCTGCATGCAATACATGCAGCAAGCGGTCGCTGAGCGTTTGATGCTCGATCTTGAGAGTGATGTTTCTTCCTCTCAGATTATCGGATTCCGTCACCAGGAGCCTAATCAGCTCATGGCTAGGATCGGTTCCCTTAGCGGGTCCCTGGCCACGCTTGACTTAAGCGAGGCTTCCGATAGAGTTTCCAATCAGCATGTACGTCTCATGCTTAAGCATTTCCCTCACCTCTCAGAGGCGGTAGATGCCAGCAGGAGCCGGAAGGCTGATGTGCCTGGCTATGGCGTTTTGCGCCTAGCCAAGTTCGCGAGTATGGGTTCTGCTTTGTGCTTCCCCATCGAAGCCATGGTCTTTGCGACCATAGTGGTGATGGCTCTGGAATCACAAGCCAGACGCCGCTTTACTAGGAAAGAGCTTTCGCTCCTCCCTGGTAGGGTGCGAGTCTACGGGGACGATTTGATCGTCCCCGCAGATAGCATGGTGACCGTGACCCGCTATCTTGAAGCTTTTGGGCTCAAGGTTAATCGCGGCAAGTCCTTCGGAACAGGGAAGTTCCGAGAGTCTTGTGGCAAGGAGTATTATGACGGGCGCGACGTTTCCATCGTCCGCGTCAGAAGTTTGCTCCCTGCGTCACGGTCCGAGACAAGAGAGGTGATTTCCACCGTTTCCCTGAGGAACCGCCTGTACGAGGCGGGTCTTTGGAAGACGGCGTTCTGGTTAGACTCGAGGATCGAACCGCTTTTAGCGGGTCGGTACCCATATGTCGGACCAGACTCACCCGTGTTAGGACGGGTTTCTTATGTGGGGTATGATACCCACAGAATGAGCCCGAGCACGCATTCTCCTCAGGTAAGAGGGTTTGTTGTGCATTCCCAGCCACCACCCTCTCGGGTGAGTGGCGAAGGATCCCTAACCAAGTGGTTCCTTAAACGCGGCGATGAGCCATTCGCTGACAGGGACCATCTCATGTTTTCGGGACGTCCTAAGTCCGTCACACTAAGACTTAGGTGGGCTCGCTCCGCTTAGCGGAGCGGGTGGGGCTTCGGCCTCTTCGGGAGTTAATGACTCCTCTCGGCTTAACCGCCGCGGGGGATGCATTGGCTGTGCA